GGGCTGAGGTATTTATCGCCAGCCTTGAGAACCCTGAAAGTGAATTTGTGGCGGGCAACTCACCCGATACCCACCCAGCTTTGCGACCAGAGCCAGAAGAGGAAGTAGCCCCCTAATGCTAAAACTTTATAACACAGTAATGGGAACGTACATGAACATGCCAGATCACTATGCTGGTGTATTTCCATTTGTAGAAGCCCCTGAAGACTCTTGGACACCAGGTTCCGACACTGGCATGGTTTATATTTGGAAAGAAGAGTCTCAGTCTTGGATCGGTGTTAGTCAGCTATAGAAGCAATCGCCTAAATAGTTTGTCCTAGTGTGGTAAAATAGACTAGGAGAAAAATGACTAGTCCTTCCAACCTTTATGCAGAAAAAGTGTTTGCTGAGCATCCACTTGCTCTTTGGGCTCTGGATGATAAAGCAGACTACGTATCTCTAATTCAAAATCCTTTTAGAGATATATCTTCTATTAGCTGGACAATATCTGGCGGTACCGCAGAAAATAATCTATTAGTATCAGATGAACCATTTCCAGATACTTTTACAACAACTCTTTCTGGAGATGGCTCAGGTCAAATAGTAGCCATAAGTCCAGAAATTACAAATTCAAATATTTTTAGTGAAAGCCTTGCCACATTTGCGGTAGGGCTTTCTGCATACTCCGACAGTGCTTATATTTCTAGCTTTGAGATTGGCTACGAGTATGATGACGGTCTTGAAACAATCCAAGTCTTAAGAACATTTAACACCTCCGTTACGAATAACTGGCTTTTTCTCTCTGAGACATTCGATATCCTAGAAGACGGAACAAACTTTAGACTTGTTCTTAAAATCAACTATATTGCACTTGGTACACCGCCAGATGACTACAAATTTTATATCAATGGCCTGAGCCTTGGTCAGTGGGCAGAAGAGTTTCACTCTTCATCTCTTGGTGTAGACCCCATATCATTCCCCTCAGATATAGCCCTATCTCAAAACTCAGCGGTATTGGCAGATGCATACGGACTACAAGAGCTACCAGCCTATTACCTGACTAATGACAATGCGCTAGCTGCTCGTAACTCTGGAATACCAATGGTTTACGGGACATCGAATGTTACCCTGCTATCCCCCAACTCAGACAACCCATCCTTAATAGTTCCTGGACTAGGGTTTATGAATGAGCTGGGAAGGTTTAGAACCTATAGTGTTGAGATGTGGCTAAGGTTAAACGCTGGATCCGCAATAGAGAGAAGAATCTTTGGACCAATTGCATCTACAGATGGACTTTATGTAGAAGGTCCTTTTCTTACACTAAAGGTTGGAGATAGGTCTGAGTCGCACTTTGTAGGTGAATGGTTTAGGCCAATGCTAGTTCATGTTAGAACTTCTGTTAACTCTGCAAGCCTTCTCGTAAATGGAGAAGAAGTTGTATCTTTTATAATCAATTCATTAAAGCTTGATCTACCCTCAGAATTTAACAATCAGGGTAAGAGTCAGGACTGGTTGGGATTCTACGCATACGATGATGTATCTCCAACTGGAGTTGATGCGGTAGCCATATACTCTTATCAAGTTCCGCTTGTAGTAGCAAAGAGGAGGTGGGTCTACGGTCAGGGTGTAGAGCTGCCAGAGAATATCAATACCGCATACAGCGGTACATCGACACTAATTGACTATGCTTTTGCTGATTATACAAGCAGCTATAGTTACCCAGATTTTGGTAAGTGGAATCAGGGAGCCAAGGAAGGCTTTGCTGCAGATAATAACCTGCTATCTTTTACAGATTACTCACTGCCAGACGTTTATTTCACTGACAAGACATACGACGAATGGCTTGCTGCTTGTGATGGCATAGTAACCACTGTGGGGAGCGTGGTGACCTTAAAGCCAGAGGGGTGGGATAATACAGAGGGGTATTTGCAGTTTAACAGGCTAAACCTTCTTGATGAAAATACTGCAGCAATATATGGCTTGTTTGAAGAGGTTGTTGCTCCAGATACAGAAGAGATATTATTTAAGCTAGAAAATCCAGCAACTGGAAACTACCTTAAAATTACAAGCCTCAACGATTCGATACTTTATAAGTTTAAGTACAACGGAATAGAAGAGACAATTTACGAAACAGCTAAAAATCCAGGTAGCGATATCATCCTTGCAGGACTGCACCTAAGAAGATTTGCTAGCACATTTGGAAAGAATGTTGCAAACTTTTTGGGTAATCCAAGTCAGATTAAAGTTTATGTCGGTGGAAGCAAAGAGTTAGATCAAACATACTCTGGATACATACACAGAGTAGCTTTCTCAACTGCCAGAAATCTATCAGACATTATTGGATGGTTCGATGCAACTGGAACAATGCAAGACTATCAAGATCTGTTTGACGAGTACGCAACTGGATCAGTAGCTGACGCTGGTGAAGAATACTTTGGAAACAATAGCAGTCATTGGGAAGATATTTGGGATGGTGGGTTTCCCGATACATTCCCTACCGAGCCAATTACAGAATATGTCGCAAGCTATATGCTGTTGCCACAGCAAAGATTTGGAAAGTTAATCCTAGATATTGCGGTAGATGCGTATTGGGAAGACTATCAGCCACTTTCATACTTTGCTCAGTTTGTCAAGGACGCCAGAGGTGAATCATTCTATGACCTAGATTTTATTCAGTTTAACATAGACTACCCAACTCCAACAAGCATTATAGGTGGATTCTATGACACATCATCTTCTATAGTAAAGACATATATCTCATTTCAGTACATAGCTGAGGGTGCCAACAAAAATAAAAACGCATTTACCAATGAGGTATTCCTATCAACAAACAATGTGATTGAGCCAGGAGATGAATGGCTATATACTAAGTATGAGGTTCTAGACGGCACAATTATTTACCCACCAGGAAACACTAGTTTTGTAGACTTGGGAATTGTTGTTCACATAGAAGGGAAGCCAACTGGAATAATCAGTCAGCCAGTAAGAATAAGATCCTTACAGCTCGCATCTCAGGCATTTAACGAGTACTCTTCAAATCCAATCGGCACAAGGTTTGGAAGTCCAATTTATCCATATAAAAAGTCTGGAGTATACTTCGATTACAAGAGTCGTAATCCATTTAGAATTTATAAAGGAAGCACCCCGTACTTATACCTGACAAAAAATAGTGGTATTCAGCAGGTGGGAGAATATGACCCGTTAGCAGATAGAGGCCTATCAATACCAATCAACCAGGCACTTGCTACAGATTATAATGTAATTGCTATGCAAATGGCCTTGCGGTACGGAGACTCAGTATTCCCAGAAAAAGAAAAGCAAATTTTTGAGGTACAGGCAAACAATGCCTATCTAAAGTTTTACATCATATCCACACATCCAGATGGTAGTCGTGGAAAGATCTATGCAAAGAATACTTTAACTGGTCAGCTAGATAACGGCATAGCCTTCTACTTGAATGGGAATATTGTAAGAGAACCAGAGCTAACTATAGATGAGTGGGCAATGCTAGGGTTTAGCTTTGCAAATAATCTAAACCTAGACAATGCTGTAGGGGCTCTTAGAATCAATGGTCCAATATTGGTAAACAACATAACTCACTATGAGTCAACGAACTTGCAAGAGGTTCAGAATGTTAGCGTTAGGCCTTGGTTTAAAGTTAAGTTTTTGGGTATAAATGATCTTGATTGGCAATTCTGGTCTTCCGCATTTCTTTGGAATGGTGTATTAGTGCTATCTTCCACAAGCTACTATGGAGTAAATCCATCGGAGATATACAAGACTTACACTGGAACAAACAAGTTTATTGTTGACGATGACAGGCTTTTATCGTTTGGTGAATACGAATATAACACATATAAGGACATAGTTTGGGAGTCTGCAGTAATCAGACCAGTTTGATGTGGTATACTAGTGGTTATGAAAGACAAATTTGAAGAAGCACTTGGTAAAGCCAAGGTAACTCTAGTAGATCCTACAGGTTATGCCTGGGGAGTATATGTTTGGAAAAAGTCAAATGGTAAGTGGTTTACAGATGGTCAGGGAAATGTCCTTAATGTTCCTGCCAACCGTGGAGACGAAAATCAAATTCAAAAACTAAAAGATGCTGCAAGGCATCACGGCGAGCCAGATGGTCAGCCACACTTTTTTGCTGGCACAGCCAGGATTACAGATGAAGAACACTCTGAGCAGGTAGACAGAATGAAACAAGGTTTGATACCTAGCCTTAATGATGTTGGTGCACTAATTGCAGCCAAACAAACCTTAGATACCTATGGAGATGAAGAATAATGTCACAAGAATATATCATAGGAGCATCTCTACCAGAACTGGAAGAGCAAGAGAATGATTTTGCTAAAAAGGACGCATTCTCAAAAGACTGGGAATCACTAAAAGATTACTCTGGACTAGAAAAGAATTTTAAGCGTAGGACAGACAGGGGCATATCAAAACTATACGATACTGCTCAGAATAATGGTGTGGACACATCTGCTTATAGTTATCAGCAGGCATCACGATCATATCAGGGTGGAAGAGAAGACTCTAGATCAAAGGAAATAAATCCAGGAGATGTGTTTAGAAACGGCTACGGCCTCTTTGACGTAATAACTCCACCATGGAACCTATACGAACTAGCTAACTACTACGATACATCTTTTGCTAATCACGCAGCTATCGACGCCAAGGTAGAAAACATTGTTGGCTTGGGGTACGACTTTGAAGTATCAGATAGAACAATGCTTAGAATAGAAAGCTTTCAGGACGAGCAGGCGGTGGCTAGAGCAAGGAATAGGATTGAGCGATCTAAGATTGAGCTTAGGGACTGGACAGAAAGCCTTAATCGAGACGATTCTTTCACCAACGTAATGATGAAATTTTGGACCGATGTAGAGGCAACGGGCAATGGATATCTTGAAATTGGAAGAACTGTTAGTGGTCAGATTGGCTATCTAGGTCACATTCCTTCAACAACAATGCGTGTAAGAAGGCAGAGAGATGGATACGTTCAAATTATTGGAAACAAGGTTATTTACTTTCGTAACTTCGGTGCCAAGAATCAGAATCCTATTACTGCAGATCCAAGGCCAAATGAAATCTTGCACTATAAGGCTTACTCCCCACTAAACACTTTTTATGGAGTTCCAGACATAATCTCCGCCATGACAGCACTGCAGGGGGATCAGTTGGCTTCTCAGTACAACATAGATTATTTTGGCAACAAGGCGGTACCAAGATATGTCGTAACCCTAAAGGGTGCAAAGCTGTCATCCGACGCTGAAGACAAGCTATTTAGATTTTTGCAGACAAGCCTCAAGGGGCAATCCCACAGAACACTCTATATTCCCTTACCAGGAGATTCTGACAGCAACAAGGTAGAGTTCAAGATGGAACCAATTGAAAGTGGTGTACAGGAAGCTTCATTCAACGAATACCGTGTTCGCAACAGAGATGACATTCTTGTAGCCCACCAGGTTCCACTTTCTAAGATTGGTGGTGCAGATAGCTCATCTATCGCATCAGCTCTTGCGCAAGATCGTACCTTTAAAGAGCAGGTAGCTAGGCCAGCACAAAAAAATCTTGAAAAAATGATTAACAAGATTATTCACGAGAAAACAGATGTCGTTAACTTTAAGTTTAATGAGCTAACACTTACGGATGAGATTGCTCAGTCTCAAATTATCGAAAGATACGTTAAGACTCAGGTCATGGTTCCAAACGAAGCCAGGTCAATACTGGGGCTACCTCAGCGACCAGATGGAGACGAACCTTTCGAGATGTCAACAAGGCAGTCTTCAGATGCACGAGCTAACTTGGCGGGTAATAGGCAGAGGGATGCAGAGCGAGCTAATGGCAACTCAGATAGTCCTTCAACCGTTTCTGGAAGGAATGCAGGCGGCGAAGGAGCTTCCTCCGAGTAATCTGTTTTTATGTTATGTGGTATAATCTATTATCATGTCATGTATTGTAGAAGGTTGCGAAAACAATAAAATTGTTGCAAAATCAATGTGCTCAAAGCACTACAATAGGCAACACAGATACGGCAATACGTCTTTTGTAAAACAGAACAAAACCCCACCAGAAACTTGTGTATGCGATGGCTGCGACAGGAAGCCAAAAGCTAAGTCTTTGTGCGAGGCTCATTATGCAAGGTTTACAAGAGACGGCGAAACCTTTAATAGAGGTCCAGTAAGGCAAGTTAGAACTTATTTAGATAACGATATTTGCATCATGCCAAGGTGTAACGAAAAGCCATTTGGAATCGGAATGTGCAGAAAACACTATCAACAGCAACATAAACATAAGCTAGATTTTTCAAAAATACTTTATTTATTTGAAGCTGGCTGCAAAACATGCGGCAGTCTAAAAAATCTGAGCATAGACCATGACTATAGTATCTGCAAAGATTCCTTTGCATGCGATGTTTGCTTTAGAGGAATTCTTTGTGGGCCGTGCAAGAGGGCACTAGGGATAGTAAAGGACAGTACCGATATTTTAAAAAATATGATTTTGTATATTCAAAAATAAAATTGTAATAAAAACGTGATATAATAATGAGTGATATGAACATTTCTAAAGCTGGCATAACTACAGACGGTTTGTCTATTCGATTTTCTATACCAATTTCTAAGGTGGATTCGGAAAGACGTATTGTTTCTGGATTTGCAACTACAGACGTAATAGACAAGCAGGAAGATGTCGTAACTGCTCAGGCTAGCGTAGATGCCTTTTCAAAATTTCGTGGTAATATCCGAGAGATGCACGGACCAACGGCTGTTGGCAAAATGGTCTCCTTTAGAGAAGACAAGTACTTTGACCCAGAAACCAAAAAGATGTATAACGGAGTCTTTGTTTCTGCATATGTTTCAAAGGGTGCTCAGGACACTTGGGAAAAGGTCCTAGATGGTACCCTTTCTGGTTTTTCCATCGGTGGAAAGATGAATAAGTGGGATGATGCCTACGATGATAATCTAGACAAGAAAATCAGGATTATTAAAGAGTATGACCTTGTGGAGCTATCCTTGGTCGACAATCCAGCAAATCAGTTTGCTAACATAATGTCTATTGAAAAGAATGAGGCAGGAGAGCTTTTCGTAAAAGGAGAGGGCTCAGATACCATTCTTGAAAACGTATTCTGGGATAAAGATTCTGGAATTGTCCTGCTATCGGAGAACGACTCTGAGTCCAGTCCAGTAAACGGAACCCAGATGGAAAACATAGGTTTCGTTGAAAAAACGGATAATGAAAAAATAGAAATGATAAAATTCTTAGTTGATAGTGCTAAAGGCATTAACACTGAGATTAACAAGGAGGTAAGTCCTATGACTGAAGAAAACACAGAAGCTACTGTCGAAGACATCGTAGCTGAGACTGTTCAAAAATCAGATGAGGTCGCTCCAGAGGTAGATACCGCCGTTGATTCCGATGTTGCCAAGTCCGAAGATGTAGATTCAGAGAAATCTGAACACATGATGGACAAGGAAAAGAAGGAAAAGATGGTAGATGGTGAAGAAGAGATGGAAGACGAAGAAATGAAGTCTGAAAAGTCTGAAGACCCTGACGAAGTATCTAAATCATATGATGCAACCGCAGCCCTAGTCGAGCTAAAAGACGGAATTGCATCAGCCTTTAGCGATCTTTCTGCAATTGTCAAATCACTTAATGGTGAAATTGCAGAACTAAAGAAGTCGGTTAGCCACGTATCCTCAAAAATTGAAGATGCTGAGACCGATTTTGTTCAATTCGGAAAGAGGATGGAGGCCGTTGAGGCCGAAACAGCTTTTCGTAAATCTGGCGATCTAGGCGAGATCGTGCAGTATCAACCACAGAAGGTTGAAAAAACCCTATGGGGCGGGCGTTTCCTCAAAACTACCGATTCTAAACTGTAACAATCACTTAGGAGGTGACAATATGTCGGAAGATATTAAAAAGAACTATCCAGGAGCAGGAGCCAACGAAGTTAATGGCGAAGGTGCATTTGCGTCTGGGGGTATTGGTGGAGTAACTGATCCAGGTGGAAACACACTTGGTAATATTCCAACTGCCCAATTTGGTGTTTCTAGTGGTCCCAATGCCGTCAATCCTTCGGGTGATGCAGGCAGCGGTATTCTACGTCCAGAGCAAGCACGTCGTTTCATTGACTATGTCTGGGACGCAACTGTTCTCGCCAAGGATGGTCGTCGTGTGACTATGCGAGCGAACACTATGGAGCTCGAGAAGGTCAACGTTGGTGAGCGCGTAATTCGTGCAGCAAACCAGGGCGATTCTACTTATACTAACGCTGGCGCTACCTTTACCAAGGTAGAGCTAACGACTAAAAAGATCCGTTTGGACTGGGAGGTCTCAGCTGAGGCTCTCGAAGATAACGTCGAGGGCGCAGCCCTTGAGGACCACTTGGTTCGACTAATGACAAACGCATTTGCAAATGACATCGAGGACCTTGCTATTAACGGTACTGGTTCTGTCGATGACGGCGGATTCTTAAGCATTATGGAAGGCTTTGTCCCACGAGTCAGAACCAACGGTGACGCTCACGAGTCTGTTGTTACCGTTACCGAGGATGCATGGACACCAGAGGTAATGCAGGGAATTATTCTCTCGCTTCCTCGCAAGTACCGTGCACTTAAGAGTAATCTTAAGTTCTATGCTGGAACCGATGCGTTCCAGGGAATCGTTGCTAATAACGGTACACTATCGGATGCAATTGCTGAAGCTCTTGGAAAGAATGGTAATACTCAGGGTAACACCCAGTCTTACCTAGACGGAGAAGGCCAGACATTTGGTGGTGCTCGCACCACTCGTGTCCTAGGCATTGACGTCATGGAGGTTCCATACTTCCCAGCAGGCTACGTTGACCTCACGTTCCCACAGAATCGCATCTGGGGATTCCAGCGTGACATCACCGTAAACCGCGAATATGTTCCAAAGAAGGACACCATTGAATACACCGTATTCGTCCGCTTTGGCATTCAGTGGGAAGAAGAGGACGCTATCGCATTTGCAGACGCAGCTGCGGATAGCTAATCTATAGTTAACCCTAGAGGAGGGCGGTGGCTTTTGCCTCCGCCCTCTTCTGTTATCTGTTATAATTATTTCTGGAGGTTTTTTAAAATGGCAGGGAAAACAAAAACAGAATCGGTAGCTGCAGAAAATAACATTAATTCTGCTTTAATTAAAGAAGATGCATCACAAGATGAAAACATGATTGGCTCATCACTAGACAACAGCCCCACAGTAAAAAAGACACCAGCACTAAAGCCAAGCGACAAAGGGGTCATATCTTCTGGAAGCGCAAGTATGCCAAAGAGTTCAAAGAAGTCAGAACCAAAACCTAAAATAAAAAAAGTTGCAATACTGTCAACTAAGAACGTGAACTGGCTAGGTGTAGGCACTTTGGGTAAAGGGTACAATATCGTAACCCCCGAGCAAGCAGAACAGTGGCTAACGAGAAGTCACGTTCGTGAAGCTACTCCAGAAGAAGTGGCAGAAAGTTTTGAAGGCCAGTAATGGAAGTATTGAGGACTCCTCCATATAATTTGTCGGTAGATGTGGCTGTATCTGAACCCACGACTCCTTACGAATACACAATTACTGATATGTCGGATAACTCAACTATCTCTGGTACAAGAAGCTCAAACTCGAATTCCATTGTTTCTATTACCCTCGAGTCAAAATACGATACTCAATACTTAGTTTTGATAGATGACGAAGAGCACTTCTTTGACGTTGTTCGTCCATACGTAGACCCAAAGACTAAGGGTGCGACTGCATCAGAAATCACAGACTACGCAAAAAACGAAGAGCTTGCAAGAGCAATTATTGACTCTGTCGTAATAGAGGGATTCTATTATCAGAAGAGAATAATCCAGACTACCGGACTTGGTGCAGACTACATACCGCTTTGGGTAGATGCCAAGAAGTTATCAAGAATATATGAAAACAACGTGCTTGTTTATGACGCTGAGAACGAAGAGCTTTACGAAAAGGCATACGGATTGTCTGACGATAAGACATCAATAGTTGAAGTTTATCCAGACATAATTAATAGGCGTGAGGGAGCTTCAAATTATTTACCAGCGGCCTCATCTGATATGATTGATCTTAAGTATGTATATAAGGGATTTCCCAAAACATTTGACTATACTCTTGTTGTAGAACATGGATATAAGAGGGTTCCAAATGATATCGTTCGCGCTACAGAGCTTTTGATCGAAGACATTTCGTGCGGCAAGCTGGACTACTACAAGCGATATATCGCTGACTACAATACAGATCAGTTTAAGATTAAGTTTGATAACAAAGTTTTTGAGGGCACTGGAAATATTCTTGTAGACAAAATTTTGTCCAAGTATGCTAAATCAATTAGGCATCTAGGAGTTCTGTAGTATGGACTGTAACACCAATGATTTTATGTTTCCCCTTGTTGCAGATGTGTACTACCCTATAGTGGAGCAGAGCGCATATGGAAATGTTAATAAAGTTTGGACGTTAGATAGGATGCTAATATGTAGCCTATCTTCTGCTGGCACAGCCTTTAAAGAGGAAGTAAAGCCCAATGTCGTTATTACACAAGACAAAATTTTAATTGGCAGGCTGAAGGAAGACATTAGGTTTACAGAACGATCTGACCGTAAAGCCATTACAAACATAATCGTAACTAACATAAGAGACAAGAACTGTAATCATATTTATACTGAAACCTCTGGACCTAGATCTGGAAAGTCTACAATGTTTGAAGTGGCAACTACGGAGCCATACACCGGACCATTCGGTGCCGTAGAATATTACAAAGTTATTCTTCGTAGATCAGAGAATCAATCGGTGGATCTATGATAAAAGCAAGAGTAGATGGAACTCAAACAATTAAAGATTTGAACAATTTCATGAATTACGCCATTGGCTTTTTAGAGGGTGCGGATAGTGGTAAAAAAATCTTTATGGATAAGCTTGGGGAATCTGCAGTAAACTCCCTCAAACAATTCATTGACTCTAATGCAAGAGTTAGCCCCGATACGCTAAGCCACGTCTATGAGTGGTATAGAACTGGGAGTCCAGATTCAAGGCTATTCGACATTAATTATATAGTTAGCGGAATAGGCTTGTCGTTTAGATCTACCTTTTCTCAGTCTACCTCAATAAAGCTTGGATCCAGGGTTCCATTTTACGACAAGGCCAGAATTATGGAGCAAGGCATTCCAGTAAGAATAGTGCCAAAAAAATCAGCTCCCCTAGTCTTCGATGACGACAATCAGACCGTGTTCACGCAAAAACCAATATCTATTGCAAATCCAGGAGGTACTGAAACAACTGGTTCATTCAAGAAGGTGTTTGATTTGTTTTTTGAAAACTACTTTTCTCAGGCTTTTCTGAGATCGAGTGGAATAGAGTATAGGCTTAAGGACACCACACTGTTCAGTAAGAATGCCCCCGCTGGTGTCAGATATGGTAAGTCAAAGGGTATCGAGGCTGGATACCGATGGATAGCGAATGCGACGGTAAATTAATATGGCAATTCACTTTCCACCAGTATTTATTAACGAGTACTTATCAGATAAGATTCCTCCATCCCTACCCGACACATTTTTCTCAGCCTTAAACTTTTTTCCAACAACGCCTACAAACCTAGAGGAGCTGACAGAACAATTTCCAGAAGCGGCCGGCGACGTTTTTGCGGTATACGATAGGGCGTTTAAGCTAAGAAGAACTCCATTCCCATACATAAAGTGCGAGCAGTTGCTATACTACTTCTACAAGACATCAGAGTCTATCGTTGGATTGATTGAAACTACCCAAAGGGTTCAAGACCTGCTCGATAGGGGAGATGACTCCGCCAAGGATCTTAATGGTTGGATAGCAAGTCTTTGGGTATCTCAGGGTAGGAATACTCTTACAGAAACAGACATAGTTACAGGTCGGCAAGTTGAGAGAGACATTGTTGATTTTTCTGGAACAGATTTTTACTTGCCCTACTTTCATGAAATCAGAATATTCCAGCTTGAAGAGACTAGAGACATTATAGACTTTGGAACAGCCAGAACCTATGCTGGTAACAAGATAATTATAGATTATGATTGGCACGAGTCTGGCCCAAGCAAGAGTACTATTTAAAATTATATCTGATAATGCTTTACATCACTAAAAGGATGGTATAATTTAAGCGAGGAAACAAACACCCCTTTAAT